GTAAAACATGAGATCAAAAAACAATCCCTTATGGCCTTTAACTCCCAGACAGCAAAATGGTTAATCATCAGGATACCCTGAAAACTTGTAATTTAGGTTAGCACCTGTTGGTTGTATGTTGAAAGGATTATTCTGTTGGCTTAATCTGCCTTTAGTCCTTACCACTTTCGAAATCAATTTCCTTCTCAGGTTCCTCCACACAGCAGTGTGATCTCTTGTCTCTTCTTCTACTTGAAAGGCATCATTCAAAATCATTTTGCCCATCATTGTAAAGAACATTGCTTCTGGGGAACCTTGATTGTTCTTCAGGTAATTGTCGCACAATTCTATAACATCGTACAGCTCTTCTCTTTCATCTGCTGTTATTGTTAGCGTACCTGAAACGATCATGTCTGTCAAACCTGATGAAATTGAATCCAATTCTGCCCTAACTTGCTCATCCCTGAAATGTATGTTGCTCCTAGTCTTCTCATTTTTTCCTCCTCTTTGGAGCATCATTGGAACTTGAAGCATGCTTTCAAGCTGTGCTCTATTTTTCAAGCTGCTTCTTATTGTTTCACTCATCTTACTCTTTATGTCATTTAAGCCCTTGCTAGTTTTTAATGCATCGCTCAGGATTGAAGACATCAATTCTTCCATTGTCATCTCCTCTGGTGAGCCTTCAACAGCTGTCAATATCTCCTCAAGAGTCCTGGAGCTGCTTTCACTCAGCCCTTTGGCAACACAATCCTTTAAAAGGCTCTTTAGCTTCAGAGATTGCTCTGGAGCCTCCTCATCCTCTTTTTGCTCAACATCTTCTTTCTGTACATCTTCCGGCTCTGCTTTGTAATTTTTAAGCCTCAACTGGATGTTGTTTTTCTCATTACTTGTTGACCTCTGCCATTCACCAAGATCTACTATAACATCTGGGCCGAGGAAAGCTTGTCTATGAGATTTGTCTGGCTTCCTGTGTATCGGCAGTAAATCATAGCACTGTGCAAAACCTTCAGGGATGCCATTTCTAAAGCTTACAAGGATACAGACCATTTCTCTTGTTAAGAGTTTAAATTTCCAACTTTTACCAGGTTTGTATGCCCTGGTGTTAGGTAATGAACTTAGGAAATCTTCGTCAAAAGAGTCACAAATTGCCAAGATGTTGTCGCCGACCTGTCTGGTGCAAAAAGCCAAAAGTCGGGTTTTGCTGGAAAACAGTGCTGTCACTATGCTCAATTCATGGAAGGTGTATGCACCCCTCACTGTATCAGTGTCCTCTGAATAAAATTCACCTGCTTCTTCTGTAATTGATTCAATTGCCTCCTCCACATCCTCCATGCTTGGTTCATTAGACTGCATCTCCACTACCAAAGATTCCCACTCATCACAGTCAAAGGCGTCTTCAGAAACAACACCCTCAAGGACGAAATCAGGGTGCATGGGGATAGGCCTCCCATGCTGCTTGAAAACAGGATTATAGCAATGTCCGTTCTTTACATGCTTGATCTTGAGGTCTGCAACCAACTGTTCTGATAAGAGGCCAAATTTTTGGAACCCATGGTAACTGACAGAATTGCTGAAATCTAATCTCTTGAAACTTGTGTATGATTCCCTCCTATCATACTGCAATTCCAGCAGCAAGGAGCCGCGAACAAAAACTTCATTCAAGGAAACATAGTAGTTTAAACATGAGCAAAAGGTCATAACCCAGCTCTTAAGATCTTCCAAGCATACCCTAAAATGCATGAAAAGGTCATCCTTCGATAAAATGTCCCTAAAATCATTGCTCAGTGAGTCACTTTGTAGCAAAACCTTAAGTACCTGTGTTATGAACAACCCTGATGGTGAGCTGTTTGTGTACAAAAAAGTCTGCATTTTTATTCTCCAATAATTTGCCAGTGCTATATATGAATAAAAATGCCTTTCAAAAGTATCAAAATTGTAGCCTAAATCAAAGTGTTCCTTGTCAACAAATGCCTCAGGCAATTGGTGCTTGTTCATTTTATAGGTGTCATACACTGCTTTGATCAAAAACGGGAACTTATCTGCAAGTGTTTGAGTCAGCTTGGGCGTCAATGATTCTCTGAGGAGCATGTTGTGTAATCTGTTGCTTCTGTTTATTTTAAAAAGAGAAATCCCACTGACCATGGCTGAATAACCCCATTTTGACATAAGTTCAGTAATTGTCGTGCTTGAGCTAGGGCTGGGGCTTCTGAGTGCGATGGATACTTCGACCAATTCATTTAGCATCTCATCTTTCTCTTCTGCAGTGTATAAATTTTCATACATTGCAGCCATATGCTTTTCCAAAGTTGAGAGATATTGCTCAGGTTGTTGGGACTTCAATGCCATCAAATGGTGCGTCAGAAAAGGTTCAGTGTCAAATTTGAATTTCCCATCTAGGTCTTTATAATTCACAAGGCAAGACAATAAGCCATTACTCGGCGATGGGCCTGAAGGTGCTTCAAAACTATCAATGTTGTCGAAACATCTAGGATCTGAATTATTCAAGGCACTGAAAATCTTGTAAAGCCTAGAACTCCGCATGCCAGAAAAGAAATTGTCGAAAGTTATGTAGAGGGGCCTATTGAACATGCTCAACAAGTTTGATCTAATATATGAGCCAAAGTGGCCAGCACCTGTTGAGGCTAATTGGTAATTGATCAATGACTGCTCAGGGGTTGCAAACAGTGTTGTGATGTGTTTTGAAACAGCCGCCATATCAAGAGGATAGAAACAAACTCTCCAGGTGCTCCTACTCTCCATTTCATCACCAAACTTGACCAGAATGGACCCTGCACTCTCCAATGTGGCAGACTTGAAGTGCCTCAGTCTACTAAACTCACTTAATGTATCTAAGCATTCTACATCTTCAAACCCAAATTCCAGATTTGACTTATTGTCCATACAAACAATGCCATTCCTATCAATTCCCAAGATGTTATGCTCAGAGGGTTCATCATTGAGGGATTTGAAGCTATACTGCAATGTTTGTAACCTGCTCTCACTAAAAACCATGTTTATATACTCCACAGTCACTTTCGACAATGAACCTTTTTTAACAGTTGTGACCACCTTCTTCAATCTGTTGCCGTCATGGTCAAAGAGAAAAGAACCATTCGGCGTGTTCACCATTAGCCTCCCTCTCCCCATCCATTTGTTTGAAACCAATTTTTGTGTTTTGACATAAACATAAAAATAGCCTGAAAGGATGAATGACAAATCCCCTGCCAGAGCCCCTGAATGGTCTATCATGAGATCCCCACCAACCAAATTCCTTGAAATTGTTAAATAGGTGGATATATAGCCATAGCAAATCTGGCTAGGCTTCCAATAGTCAGTTAGTCGCTTTAACAATTCAGATATGCTGACATTTTCAGGCTCCAAAAAAGTTGGTGTCTTCCATTCTAGCTCAGTTATCAAATCAACCTTCTCTTTGTCTGTTGAATAAGCAGCAATTATCAAGGAAAGGTAAGCCGTAGTTTCTACAAATTCCTCAACTGATACAGTAGGCATGTAATCACCTAGCAATACACCAGGTGACCTGGAGAATGGTATGTTCAAACCTGTAAAATAGTGATCCTTCTTTGAGTTGTTCGCAAGCATTAAGCAGATGTCCTGATAATTATTTATGTCTCTCACCCCAGAAGGCATGTTGGAATAAAAGTAGTAATCTTTCTCACTGCTGTTAAAGACCTTTCGAGCCAGCTTGTAAGCCAATGTGCAATCTAATGTATCTAGATCCAACCCAATATCTGTCAAGTAAGACTTCAACACTTCAGAGGCAGTTTGGAGGCCTGAAACATTCGACAGGAGGAATTTGTATTCAGGCTCTTTCAACCAAACAATTATTGAGGCTATATCTGAAATGTTGCTTAGAGGTTGTGCTGTCCTCATTATGTTCATATGAACTGGCTTGCAAGTCTTGAATTTGATTTCTGCTGATGATTCATTCAGCCTTATCCTGTTCATGTAGTTGAAGTACTTGACAACCTCAGTGTACAAAACATTAGTGATTTTGTTTAGCAGATCAGTTTGCACTAGGATTTCCTCATTCAGTATTGAAAGGGATTGGTCATCAAGAGGTATTTCAGCAGCCTTGAAAACAGCCTCCACACCCAGGTCTTCTGAAAACCTCAAAGTGTTAACAGAATTAAAGTACTTGCGCAACTGCCTATAGCTGATTAGCCCAATTTTTGTTTCTATACACTGACTAGCTCTGAAATAATAAGCTCTGGAGATTCTTCTAATGATCTCCTCATCCTGCAGGGCTGCTAAGAAGGCTGGGTCATTGGTTTTAATGATTGTTTGTACCAAATTTAACGCGGTGTTCTTGAAGCTCAAATTCTTTATTGACCAAGATTCAGACAGCACTTTCAACCTGCTTCGTATCAACTCTGTGGAGTCTATGAATAAGCTCTTGCTGGGCCTGATGTTGGGCTTTGCAACGAAAGACCTTAGCAAGCCTTCTTCAGTACTTGTGTCCAGAGAAAGCAAATTTGAAAATTTTAGCATCAACCCTGCAGCTTCATCACCTAGGCTGTACTTTAGCCTAAGAAGGTCACTGTCTGAACCTATCAATAAAACAGAAATAGGATGTGGGTCAGGCATGCCCCCTAACTGAGGAGGAACTTGGTAGTCATCAGGTTTAGGGTCATCATTAAAGTAAAACTTCCAAATCAAGTGGGATTGTACTTTCATGTAGATATACGCTTGCTCAAAATGGGCTCCATTCAGTATCAGCTCAATGCACTTGCTATAAGACTGTAGAGCATCCACACAATAACCTTTGTCAACTGGCCTAAATGTTATCCCAGACATGAACTTTGGCAAAAGGGGCACCAATTGGTTCATTATATATAGAACAGATAGAAATTCAAAGTATACCTTGCTGACCACTGATTTCTTTATAGAGATCAGATGGTTAGCAGACTTCAAACCAACTTCATAAATCAACAGCACCCTCCTCATGTCAGCCTCATTGGAAACAATGGCTTTACCAGCACTATCATCCGAATGTGCCATCATGTGTAGATAAGAGTCCCTTTCAAGGTTTGCATTGCTGCTGAGGTTTATGATGTAAGACATGTACATTTGATTTGCAACATGCATCAAGCTGCTCAAGAAATTGAAGATCCCCATCATGAAACTGTATGGCATCTCAAAATGTGCAGCATCATTGGTCTCTTTGAACCATTTTTTGTACTTCAAATTTGCCTCGCTCTTCAAGAAATTCTCCATAACCTTCAGCCTCGTGACATTCTTCTTAGTGTACATCATCCCAAAAAAGTTTATATAGTGCTTCATAAAACTAGGTGGCAGGCAGCTGGACATACCAAGGATGAACAAAACATATTTGTCTAGATTTGATTTGGGCGCCCATTTCCTACAATCCAACGTTAGATAATAATTCTCTTTATTGGTTGTTTCAAAGCCCCTTTCAAAGACCTGTGAGTGTATGTTCTGAAGTCTCCTGTTACTAGGAACACTTATCAATTCATTAGGAACCATTCTGCATAGTTTAGCCAAGAAAGATTCTATGGGCTGCTGACTCATCTTTGTCTTCATATCCATCACATAGATCTCTCTGCTGCCTCCTCTTTGGCGTTTGTCAACCACATGGAAGACAAGCTCTTTAAGGTTCTCTGCACACCTGCTCCTGTAGGTTTCATTCATCTTGGCGAGCTCCGACCTCTTTTTGTAGTCTGTTTCATCAGAACTCAACAAACTTATGATGTCTTCAAGCTTACCTTTGTCTATTAGCTCTTTACAAACTATATAGTACCCCTTCTCACCAAAAAAGTCATTGCCAGATATATCACCTCTAAGACCTTTGCTGTTTGCCATTGAGTCCCAACTCTTATTTAAGGTTGATTCCCACAACTTTGTTATGTCAGATCTAGTGTTCCTGTTCAGCAGGAAGTCGGACATGAATTTCCCTAGTAGAGTGCAAAAGTAAGGATCATAGTTGAAGTCAGATCTAAACATTTTTTCTGAGTAAGTCTGCAAGGTGTCCTCTTCATCAATTACCACCATGTTGTTAGACAACTCATTCATCGCGGACTCATGTGTCTCCATAATTGATTTCAGATTTTTTAATTGTTCAGTCATTTGATTTATAGGCGCTTTTGTCATTAAATAGCTGCTGTAGATATACCTAGATAACCCTTCCAAATCAGTTATCTGGTGATCATTGAAAATGTGCATTACGTTAGCCTCAGTCAGAGCTGAGTTTAAATTCGTGTTAGATTTGTAAACTCTCATCGATTCAGCTAAGGTCAGATAGTTTTTGAGCAATGAAAGCCTCAAGTACTGTTGCACGTAATCGTAATTGAATCCAGCAAATTCAGGCAGTAGCCCTTCTAAGTTGGAGAATTCCCCCATATTATTGACAAGAAGGTAGCGAAACCCGTGCATGAACTCTTCTGTCTTCCTCCTTGAATGGAACGCTAGATAAATGTTGAAGTAACAAGTGTTCATTGATGTAAACAAAGCACTGCTCTCTTTCCAGTTCATTATTGCATAACCCATGCATTTGTGCAGAAAACATATCCCCTCAGCCACCAGAGCTTCCTTCATGAACATCCAGGGTGACTCTAACAGTAGGCCACCTTCAAATTCATGAACAACACTTGAAGAAGTCATGTTATCAGATAGGTAATCAGCATAGCACGCATTAACAGGATAAAACAGCTTGAACATTTTTGTCTGTTTCGTCCTGAAAATCTTTTTACCCCCTCTCACGATCAACAGCACGTTGTTCATTCCTAAATTATCAACTGCCACATAATCTGCACTGAAGGAACATTGACTATAATACATAAGACTATGACACAATCTGCTAACAAATGAGCATGCGTTGTACAAGTTTGTTCCTGAGAGCTTAGAAAGCTTATCCTTAGTATCACTTATGTGCAATTCCTTGAAATCTTTGAGGAGCTTGACATCTCCATAAGAGTTCAAGTCCATAATTTTGTCTGGGGATTGGTTGTAAGATGGGGAGAGTAAAAAATTTCTTAAAGAATCATACAGCCTTTTTTGTTTGTCATACAGAGCTTCAGGGTTGCCTGATATCCCCACACCTGATGTTGTCGATTGTTCATCACCTTTCGAAAAATGTGAGAGCTCATCATCAAAAAATCTTTTGTATATGCTATTCTTCCCCCTACTGTTGATTTTTATCAATGGCAGCTTCTGCTTAGGCAGTTTCTTAACATCCACGAATCTATCAAAATCACGCTTGGTCTTGAGTAAGTCATCATATAAGATTTTTGCCTCCGGACAGGCTTCCAAGTAGAAGCTTTTTTCTGGGATCTTCTTCAAATTATTGGCCCTTGCATAATCTTTCGCTGATTTGTGGTATGCAAGGTTTGAAGATATATACGTCTGCCTAAGATTGTTGTACTCAGGGTCAAAAAGCCTTGGGTCAATCAAGGTGCCAAACTCAAACCCATCAACAGAGGCTTTTCCTAAAATGACTTTTGTATACTCGCCTATTTTGGGGGTTTGTAACAATGACTTGATCAGGCTTGAAGGCTTTGTCCTGTAGTGGATAAATTCTGTGTGGGTGAGGTCAGCAATTGGGTACATAAAAGAACACTTATGTTTATAAACCTTTATGGGTATGTTAACACTAAAATCATTATCTTTCATCAGTTTATGAGTGTAAGCCGCAAGAGCATTTTTTGCTGAAGCCTGGTCATTTATGCTGTTGCAAAGCATGCCCTTAGGGAGATTTTCAAAACTGGGGCTTGAATCCCAGACCCTGATCATTTTCAGAATTTTGTCTTCATAGTTGACATCCTCGTACTGGGAGCAGGAGTTTAACCAACTCTCATCGAGGGCCTCAACTTCTACTTCTGCCGTAGATACTGAAAACTCGAATGGGTGTAAGACACTATAATTCTTGAACCTCATATTTTTTGTGTTTGAACCTCTTTGTGATTTCTTCTGCAGGGTGTAAAAGTGTAAACCCCTCTCCGATTCAGTCAATTTTGATGTGTTGGAAGCCAGCTCAGTATAAGTGTTCAACACAACAAACATCCTGTCATCATTGATCAGGGCTGTCTGCCAATCAGAAACTTTTGAGCCTGATAAATGGAGCTTGAACCTGAAGTTTGGGTTCAAAAAATCATAGTATAAAGATATCCTGTCATCAACCTTGAACCTATTAAGGTATGTGTGAAGCCTATTCCATCTGAAGATCAGCTTGTTGTATATTTCTATATTGACAGTTAGCTTTGCATAAGTGAATTGATTGAAAGTGGATTTGTTTGACATCATACTTTTCATTTTGTCAGTTATCTTGGGTTCTAGTGAGTATGGTTCAGAGAATAGTGAAACTAGTTCACCAACAAAAAATCTTGAAATGAGCCTTTGAACATTCACCATCTCAATGTGGAAATAGTCCAAATCCACTTCTGATGAGTTGTCATATGCTATCTCTTGATGTTCACATAAGGACCTCAAAGCCGAATAATGGTCCTTGTTTGTGGTGTCTGATGCATCTAATATACAAACACAATAATGAACCAAATAGCCCATAGATATCAAAGTGTCTATCTCCTTTATGTATTTAGGACTATACCCAATCCCTCCTTTTTGAAATGCAGCCTGCTCAACATTTGTGGTCACTGTCACCTCCAGGATTGAAACAGTTTTCCCGTTAACGAAAATTTTATCAGGAGTCTTATTAGAGTCTATTTCAAACCTGTCAGAAAATTTCTCATCAGAAACACCAGGATCTGCGTTCAGAATTTTGCAGCACAGCCTAAAGAATATTTCATGTCTAGCTCTGAGGTAACTATCGCAGAAGGCTCTTTTCAGACTGGGAGTAACAGACTCATCTGAAGAAGCAATGCATGCTACAGAGGTGGCATTAGTCATCTCATTCATGGAACATTCTATGTCTCTCACCTTTGGCTTCTGCAGCTCCCTCATAGAGTTGACTGAACCCTTAAAGTAATGCACTGGGTTATCTAGGAGTTCATTATGACCTGAGTCCATGTCATAAGTTAGTGTGCAGCATGACTCAGGGATATCTTGTTGCTGTTCGACATCATCATGCGTTTTGTATTCAGCCATTGAAGGCTCGTCCTCACAATCTGAAGCCCAGCTGGAGTCCATATCGGATTGATCAGTGTTGAATATTTACC